TAAATCAGATACAGAAGGTTTTGGTGGTTCTGGAATAACTTCTTTTTTTGGTTGTTTATCCGAGTATCCTATTATATCTCTATATTTCATTATAGTTTCCTCACGTTTTTATTATAAAGGTCATATTCTTTAAATTCTCTTTTGAGTTTTGATGTTATTGATTCTTCTTTTTTAGATTCATCTTCTTCTGTTAGAACTTCTAAAATCATTTCTCTTAATACTGATTTAGTTAATTTCATTCTTACTCTCCTCTGAATATATCGTTTATGATACTTTCAATTTTACAATCGACTGTGCAAGTTTTCTTTTCAACACCTTCGTTTACAGGTGATAGGAATGCTCCGTGTGTTGATGGATTTGATACAAAGTCAAAAGCTATGAGTTCAAAATCATCTTTAACTTTAACTGTTGGTGTTCCCTTTTCATCAGCTTCACCGAGTTCTTCAACTGAACCTAAACCACGAGATGAAATACCAAGTTTAATACCACTTTTGAATAATTCTTTTAATATGTTTCCTGCGGGTGTTCCTAATACCTCAACAGTCCCAACCAAATCATCATCATTCCAATGCATTTCCATAATATTATGTGATACATTGTTTAGATTTACAACTGATGAATCTGGATGGTCAAGTTCACCCAATGCTCTTCGTTCTTTAATTTGAACATTTGAATATTTCTGTGCTTCTCTTACAAGAGTTTCACGTGGATATACTCTACCATTTTGATTTTTAGCTTCTGCTCTTTGTAGTACACCTTTAACAATCAATTTTCCATTCTTCGAAATAGATTCATTGATTTGTTCTGGTGATACCTCAAATGGTATATAATCTACTAATATTTGTTTTGACATTTTCTATATTCTCCCTATGCAGTCATATCTAAATAGCCCCAAGCGCTACCATCATAGATATAAATTCTTCCATTAGTTTGTTCTGTACTATAAGTCATTGTACCCTTTGCTGGTTTAGCTACTTGAGCTGCCGCATCAGTAGAAAATACTGGAATATGACTTGTGCTTGGATAAGTTATACCAACCGCTACTTGTTTTTTTGGATTATTCGGATCCTGTATATAAGACATTGTTTATTCTCCTATTTCCATGCATTTCGTTTAATCCAAATGTCACGATAGACATCTGAAATTACATCTCTAATTAATTTTCTTATTATCTCTATATCCTTTTTATCGAGAGCTTCATTTACTGGTTTATATCCAGTACTATTTGTAGCTAGCTGTTTTTTCTTTTTCTTCCCTTTTTTACCAGTAAAAGCAAATGGTGTTGAATATCCATCAACATTACCAGTTACAGTCATTTCTTCAATATCATCTTCTACAGCAACACAACTACAATCATCACCACAATCACAAGAACCAGTATCTAAATACTCTTCAATAAATTGTCGTATAAGTTCTCTTAACTTACTTTCGTCCACTATTCTTCAATTCCTTTAAAAGTTCATAATATCTCATTAACTGAACAACAGCACTATCTTTAACACTCTGTGAATTTCCTACTTCACAAAATTTATTAATTGAATGAATTGCTTCTTTTAATTTGATTTTAACAACTTTATCTGTAAGATGTTTTGAATTAGTGTTGAGTTCTTTCTTCACTATTGGAATTTCATTTTCAATATATTCTTTAAGTGAATTTGTATTGGAAACATTATTAATATAAGCTTTCAATAAGTTCTTTTGAGGTTTGTTTAAGTTAGAATACTTTTGATTGAATTTTTCAAGTAAAGTTCTATATGCAAGTATTCTCAAATCATCATCATCTGGAAGAATATTTTCTGATAATTTAACTGACTTATCCTTTGTTGTTATATGTTCTACGAGATTGAAATGTGCTTCTGTTTTATCTTCGGGTGATAATGCATTAGTAAATTCAAATAATTTATAAGCAGACGCATATATCTTATAATTGTCAACCTTTGAAGAAATAAACTTCTGTAAATTATAAACTCTTCCGATTTCTTTAATCAGATTATATTTCTCTCGTTTTAAAACAGAATTATTTAATTTCTGTCTTTCATTAATTACTTCATTAATAAAATAATCAGCTTTCTTATCATTATCAAATTTCTTATTGATAATGATATTATACAAAGCCAATTCTTTACCTAATTCCGTATTCTCATTGAATTTTTTCTTTACAATAGTAACAGCTTTACTGTCATCAATCTTATTTAAGACATCTGAAGTAATCTGTCGTAATAAAAATTCAAATAAAAGACCGGTATTACGCAACTTATTGTGTTTCGCTTTATGCATAATCACATCTCCGTTTGATTTCAACTGTATATAGTTTTTCATATATAAATATAAAGTTTTTATAGTTTATCAGATATTTATTCATCTAAAATGTTATCTTCGCTTAAAATACTCTTATTTTTTGTATTTTTAAACCTTTGTTTTAACTGAGTTAACAATCCTTCTGACTTTACGAGTGTAGCACCCCTTGAAGTTGCTAATGGTGAACCACCTTTGAACTCTCGTTTACCGTATCGTTCTCTTTGATATGATGTTGCATCTTTTATATCATCGGCTCCGTATTCATTTCCATACTCTTTTTCACCAGTTCCACTTCGTCTATCACCACCCCACTCGCCTCTTCTAGCCATTTCTAAATCTTCTTCATCATCAGATACTTCACCAGATTCAGCGGGGTCATTACCTTCTGTTTCAATCTGTTCAAATCTAAATGCTTGTTTTCTATCTTCAACAATACCATCAAATACTTCTTCTTTTTCGTGTTGATTAAACTCAAAAATATTATTATATATCCAATCACGAGATAAAAGTTTATTTTCAATTAAACTATTAGCAATATCCACTTGTTGTGTTAGTAATTCAAGTTTCTCTTGTTCGTGAATCATTGATGGATTCTGTAATTCTAAATCAAAATTGATAAGTTCAGCGTCTTCAAATCCTTGTGAATATAGATGAATGATAGCTATCTTTGATAATTCAGATACAACAATCTTCTGTAATCTTTCAATTGTTCTTGCAAATCTAACATCTTCAGCAGCGAGAGTAGCTTTAGAACCAACACCCTCTTCATATCCAAGAAAAGCTCTTGGTATCTTTAAAGCTGCCATCATTTTATCTTTTACATACTCAATATCTTCAATAGCACCTTCGTTACCTAAACCTTGTAATGTTTCAATCTCTGTTCCACTATCTGAACCACGAACTGGTAACCAATAATCTTCTGTTGTTGATTCTATGTTATATCGTAAATTGTAATCACCCGTTGTTTGGTCGATTACTGGAATCTTTTTCATTTTTGAAATCATTTTTTGCATAAAATTTTCAACTTCATTTGGTGGAATATTTCCAATATCAATTTTGAATATTCTTTTTTCTGGAGCTCTCATAATACGATGGATTAACATAGCATCTTCCATAAGAATTAATTGTTTAAATACTCTACGAGCACCCTCTAACATAGATTTACCATAAGGAAGATAATTTGAATCTGATATTAGTCTGAAGTGAGCTACTTCATAATTTTCTTTAAGATTTTTCTTATCACCACTAACTTCAAATTGAACTAACTTTGGTTTTTCAGGGTCGTGGTTTTCTATTCTAAACACTTCATATGGTGATAGTGGTTTTACATTTACAATACCATATTTATCAACAATATCTAATTCTAAAAAGAAATCACCATATTTTGTTAGATTTCTCAACCAAGACCATAGATTAAATTCAATATTTATTATATCATAGAATAAATTATATAAGATATCGTGAACTTTATTGTTATCTGTTTTAATTTTTAATATTTTTCCCTCAACATTATCAACTGTTGATTCATCTGAATAGATGTCTAATGCTGATGATATAATTGGATCTGCATCCATAAGTTCGTAATCTCTAAACAACTCATTACGAGCTACTTCATATGCACTTTGTTGATTTTGTTGTCCTGACCAAGTCATTTGTTTATGACCACCCAATAATCGTTGATATCTATCAATAAAGTTATTTGTTAGTGTTGTCGCTTGTCCAAAATTAACATCTTTGACTTTTAATTGTCCACCATCTGTCTTTCGTATAATTACATTTGATTGAAACAACTTCCCTAGTCTTGTTAATATATTTTCGTTTTGTGCCATTTTTTACCTCTTATTTAATTAACCAGGTTAAATCTTCTCGTTCTCCACCGACTTCCATTTCATAAGGATTATTCTTTGGTTTTCCACTTTCACCAAATTGAAATCCTTGACTGAAATCTTCGTTACCATTAGCTCCTAACATCGAGTCCATTAAAGCTCTCTGATGGTCATCTTTGTCTGTTTTTAATCTTAACGCTGTATCTCTTACCCACATAGCAATTGCATAAGACATTACAACATCATCATTGTATCCTTTCATCGCTTCTGGTTTAGAATTATGGTAAATAAATACGAATAATTCTTCAATCAGTCTATCTGAACGGAGATTAACCATTTTCTCTCTTGTATATTCTTCCATCTTTGCGATGATAAGTGGTCTTGTTTTTACTGTTGTTGAAAAACCTGGTACCATTTGTTTATCTTGTGCTCTATATTTATTAGATACCATTTGATGTTCCAAATCAACCACTTGTAAATCTTTTGACATATAGAATAAATTCTTATATCCTCTGTCTATAATAGTTTGTAGTGTTGCCCAACCGATGTTATTGTTTTCAACTACGAGTAAGGCATCATTGTATTTTGTTGATAATTCAATTAGGAAATTTCCATAATCTGTTGTTCCTAAATGTCCTTTATATTCAGCTACTTGTGTCATTGATTCTATCTCAAATACTTGACAAGCTGAAAAATCAGCTCCATCTCCACGAGCCACATCAGCAACTACAATATATTCTTTTGTATAATCTGGATATTCCCATATCCATAAATTTTTATCTAAACCTGCTCTTTCTATTGGTTCCTGAATTTGATTTTCCTTATACCATTGTAGAATAACTGGGTCAACTACTGATTCACCAGATGTGAGGAAGTCAGCATCACATTCTTGTGCAGCTTTTGAAGGACCTAAAATTTTATCTTGTTCATCTCTCCAAACTTGATTTCTCTCTGGATGAACTGACCAATGAAGTTTAATTTTATTGAAATTATTTGTTCCATCAATCGCTTCCATCCAAGTTCTATGAAACCAATTACCAACACCATTTGGAGTTGAAAGTGCAATACAATCACCACCAGTTGCCAATGTTTGTTGTGCAGCTGTCCATATTTCATCAATATATTGAATAAAACCAACCTCGTCAAGAATTAAAAGTGATAAAGCTTCTGAACGACCAGCTTCTGGTGTTGCAGCTACTGCTTTTATCTGTGAACCATTGTCGAATCTAAATGAAAGTTTATTGTCTTCATCAACTGATGTTTTTAACCATTGTGGTAGATTATGATACATTACTCTTACTTTAGTTACAAGATTTTTAGCAACATCTTTATCTTTAGCAATAACAAGAACATTCTTATCATTATGAAATAACATCATCCACAATGAATAACCAGCAGAAAGTGTTGATATACCCAACTGTCGTGATTTCAAAATAATATTATATGAATGTTCTTTGAACTCTGTCAACATCTGTTCTTGATAATCATACAAATCAAATTTAATTTTACCTCTCTGTGGATGTTGAATGGTGCAATATTTTCTCATAAAGTGAACTGGTTCTGAAGCACACTTTAGGTATTCTCTTTGTATTGCTACTTTAATATTACTCTGTGATTGTTGTGTCATTTTATTTCAAGTTTCCTGCTAAATTAACTGATACTGATGTAAATACTATACCAAGTCCAAACCAAATATATTTATTATCATACCATTTAGGTTCTACCATTTCAATTATTTCATCTTTCAATTTAAGTTGATATCTATATTGACTCATTATCAAACTATCATTTTGAATTACATAAATATAATCATCAATTTGACTTTCTAAATTGTTAATCATTTTTGTATTCAAACTATCTGCTTGTTCAAGTTCTTGTATTGATGTATACAATGTTTGAACTTCTTCCTCTGTGAACTCAAATATTTCTTGAGGAATAAGAATTGAAAATATTAATAATATTGATAATAGTTTTTTGAACATTTATTTCTTACCCTTTTTCTTTGCATATTTCTTTAAGAAATCTGCTGCTTCCGCAGAACCTTTCTCTTTAACCTTAATATTATCTTTTTGTTTTTTAATTTCATCAAGAACTTTCTTTTTATTAGCAAGTGTCTTTCGAATTTCTTCATTTTCTTCTTCACTAGCTTTAATAATATCATCCGCTGTTTTTATTTTCTGTTCAATCTTTTTTACTTTTTCATTTTTAGATTTTGGAATGAACATAGCGATAGCTCCACCAATTAGAGCAAATAAACCTAATATCCATTTAAGAAACTTCATCGTTACTCAGCCTTTTTAGCTACATGTTCACCAACATTACCAGCACAATAAATTCCAAGTACCCATTTTACAAAGTCAGCCCAACCAGCAAAGTCAGCTTTTCCTAAAGCTACAAAAATACTTGCTGCTACAAAACATAAGGCAGCTGCTACTAATTTTCTACTTTTTAATTCCATCGTTTTTCTCCCATTAAGAATTTTTCTTTATTGCCATTGATACATTATCGTTAGCCATTGCATTTGCTACACTCATATCAAAAATCTTTTCTTGTTTCATTTTTTCTCGTTCATCAATCCATTGTATTAAATCATTTTCAATAGATACCATATTTTTTAATTCTTTTAATCTTCTGTATGCAAACCATCTAATCCATTTGTCGAATTTTAAATCCATTTCATAATTTAATTGACAATGATAACATCTACCATCTGCTTTATGTGTATCTTTATCCCAATTCTTTAATATACCTTTTTCACAATCTTTACAGGTAGCTTTGAAAATACCAACTGATGCTAACTTATTGATTTTAGACCTATATCCTTCTTTTTGTTCCCATTGAACACCGTCTGAATCAGTCCATATATCACCTATCTCTCTTTTTTTCTGAACTTCACCATCGTACCCGGATTGAATCTTTCCGCCATAAGTTCCATCTAACATTGATTGAACTTTTTCTAAATTTTTACTACTTTTGGCCATCTTTGTCCTATATTTTTCTTATATATATATAAGTATATTAAAATGAAATTAAACCTGTAATTTGATTGATTGGTGCAAATGCTCCTGTAAATTTATAAGTTTTTCCGCCATATTTAAACACTATTCCTTCAGATGGAACAATTGAACTTGCACCACCAATTTGATTTAAT